CCATATTAGCACAATCAAAACTTTCTAAAACGTTTGTACTTGCTGGTAAATCTTGGATGTCAGGTTCTACAGTTTCAAATCCCGTTGAGAAGTTTTCAGTTGTAAAATCTTCACTGTCGGTGTTTAAAACATATATCGCAAAACCATTGTTTTGTTGTAATACAGGGACAATAGAATCCCAACTTGACCCATCTAAATAATCCGAACTAGGTAGTCTATCAGTTCTCATAACATTATAAAACTTAGATTGAATATTGTTATTAAAACTTGTACCAGTAAATTTAGGTAATAGTGAAAAAGACAGGTATAATGAACTCGTGTTATTAGGTTTCTCAGATGATATTGTATAGTAGTAATCACCACCCGATAAATCTTCTGAGTTATCATATCTAGCCCAATTTGGTGTCGAAGAATAACTGTTGTTTACACTATTAGTTGTTAATGATTGGGCTCCGCTAAGTGTTGGTCTGTTAAAGAATCCGGTTACAAACGAAAAATTACTCGATGCGTTCGGACCATAAAAATAAGTTCCAAAATTAGTAGATTTATCTAAACTACTATAGTATCCAACATTCTCTGATGTAAAACCTGAAAAGTCATTACCCGCTCTAAAAAATTTAGATGGTATGAAAATCTCAGTTTGATTACTATGATTTTGAACTGAGATTGTTGATGAACTATTTAACGCTTGAATTGGTACATTTATTCTTGTTTCACCCGTAATAATAATATCATTTTCATTCGGAAACCCAAGTATTTTACCAACCCCATACTTGTTAGTATATTTCGGTGAATATGGGTCAACACCTCTTTGTAATATCAGAACATATTGATTATCAAAATCACTAAAGACATCTCGTGTCTTTAATGTTTTAGTTGATAAATCACTACCATCACTGTTACCAGGCCAAGCTAAAAGATTTCTAGCGTTGTATTTTATAATTGTTGATGAGTCTAACATTTCAACAAACCCCCCATAACTTATTGGTGGTGGACAGTTACCAACAACTGTTATACTACCTTGGTCTATAGTTGGTGGTTGACACGCACAAATATCCATACTAATAGGGTCGTATCTTCCAAATCCATCATCAACTGTAGGACCTAACGATACTGTTTGAGGTGTGTTATTACAATCTATGTAGTTTATAGTTGTAGAAGTAGGTGCATTTGTATACGGTTCTATTGTTGTTATAGTATATGTTTGACAAGTAGAACAACCTTGAGATGCACTCAAGTTAAACGCCTCACTCATTGTGATTGCAGTGATAACTTGATAATACTCAATATCCATAGGATATTTGTAATTCGTTTCGGTTGAACCTGTATTCAAATAGTAGGTAACACTACTATTTGTGAATTGACCTGTTGCGTAATCAATCTGTATCGGTCCTGCAGATGGAAATAAAGTTTCTCCTGAGATACCAGTAATGTAAGCACCATCAAAAGTTTCTCCTGTGTATAGATAGTTAACGTCTTTACTGCTTTGTGGATTTACAAAAGTAAGTAATGTACCAGTTTCAAAATTAGTTGATGTTACAATTGTTAAGCTGTTGTCATAGTGATTTACACCCGTATTTCCGGTGTAGTTAAAACTGACACTCATTTTATTGATATCATCAAAATATTTTTTTCTTGTGTTGAATGTATTAATTCTCGCTCCCATAGGTATACTTGTTGAGTAAGCAAAGAATTTTCTTGGTACTAACTTCACATTTAACACCTCATATTTAGAATCAGGTAATCTACTAACTTCAGACTCGGTTGATTTAAATTGATAAATTTCATTAACCTTCTCAACTCTAGTACCCATAGCTTGCGAAAAAGTTAATGCAACAACACCTTTGTTTGCTTCAGACAATTCTGTATCATCACCCGTTTGATATGGTAATGAACCCTCATTTATTTTTTCAAAATACAATCCATTATTAGAAAATTGACTTAGTAATGAAAAAGGAACTGAACCATTATCATCTGAAGTATCACCAGGTTTACAATCACACGCAGTACAACCGGGGTATGTTATCATTGGTAATCTTATAGGACCAAATCTTTTTGATTTAAAATTTTGATAGTTTTGTATCAATCTTATACCTAAAATTAAAAGACCCGCTCCAACAGCCGCGGACAGAATCATTACACCTATCGCAGGAAAAGCCGCTCCTGCTTGAATAAAGAATGATACTGATAGATAAAAAATTAATCCGATTACAACAGGTGCTAATACCCCTGAAATTGCGTTCCAAAGAGACCCCAAAATATTCCATACTACGATTTGTATTGAACCGAATAGTTGGACTATTTGCATCAATATTGCAAATAAGAAATATATTGCATCAAAGTTTTTAAAACCTTCATTTACGGGAAATTTATTAACTGTTGACGCACATTCATCGTCATCAATTTCTTTAATACCAATAAATTTTGCACGATTAGTCCCTCTCTTATATTGGTCAATTAAAGATGATACTGTGTAGACTTTATTAAAATCAAACTCATAAAAAGTATCTTCACAATTTATTGCCGCAGCCAGTTTCTGATTTTGTATACTTGCAGGAACCGCCTTGTTACCTGTATATCCCGACCATTCTAACCCAAAATAATATGAGCTTTGTAATTCACTTTCAACTGCGGCTGAAGTGGTATTATATGTCGGGTCTTGGAAAGGATTACTCCACCCATACTCCCTCACATTTGGAACTAAATAATATGGTCTTCTAACTTTTTCAGTTGCTTGAGGAGATTGTGCCCACTTAACTTTGAATCTATATTTTGCTTTAGTTGGTATTCCGACTGACGGGTCATTTGAAAAAATTCTGCTTCCGTCTTCAGCGGTTATCACGTAATTTAAATTCATTGGTAACTCAGTAACCCAAGTACCATCTTGGTCAATTACATTACCTGAATTTGGTAATCTATATTCTTCAAGTACAGGTCTACCTTGGTCATCTTGGAATATAGTTTGTCTCACAGATAATATCTGACCGGGTCCTGATGTTAAATTACAAAGATTGCCTAAATTGTCTTTTGGTTTACAAGCGGATTGAATCATTCCTGGAGGTCCATCGTTACCAAAGAAAGGCGCAGCAACTCTAAACTTATCTATAGTTGAAACCATAGAACCAATAAAAACCGCTGTCGGTTCTATTTCAATATTTGCTTCTTGTCGTAAATCAAAATCAACTCTATTAACGGCAGCAAGACATTGATTTGGGTCACCCCAAAATGGACTAACGTCAATTACTTTCTGTAATGAAACTATTTGTGGTAATGTATCAATATCTGTAGATGAGTTGAATCTATCTCCCCCAACTTGAGCTTCAGTTGCCCTACCCATTCTTATAAGGTCTTGAGGTGTGAGTGAGAACTCTCCGATGTCACTCAAATCTAAATCCATCAATATTACTTGGTCTCCTGTAGGAACACCAAAAATCATATAGTCACCACTTTCATTTGTGGTTACAGTATATTTGTAATATTTGTCATATAATTGAGCTGCGACAGGGTCTTTTAAAACATCTTCTCTTGTTGGGAATGTTCCTGTTGCGGCGTGTTTTACGTATTGAGGTTCATAAGGTAATAGATTATACCTATACCCATCAACGTTTTTATCGTTTGGTGTCGCGTATGAATAAATTTCATAAATTTGGTCATTCACAACATCTTCTTGTGTGACAGGAATGAAAATTGATACTTTAGCGTTTGCTAATCCTAAACCACCATTGGCAATAACTCTACCCACAATAACTCCGTATTGTGAGCAGTCTCGACTATAAACGTCATTTTGTGAAATCTGTAATGATAAGATTTCTAAAAAATCAAAATCTTGTTCTAATTCTAAGGTGATATGTTTATCGACCCCAACTTCTGTTTTTATCCTATATGACTTTCCCATTCAGGTTTTATTGATAAATAGTTATTTTGGAATTTTGAAAAGGAATTCCACACGTATTTAAAAAATAACCTAAACGTAAATTAAATAAACAAGTTAAGAGAAGGAAACATTTTGGAAATTCTTAACACGAACCTTAATATCTTTTTGTGGGTATCTAATTTGATACACTTGGTTAGGTTCTGCAAATATGGTATCATCTACAGGTCTGATAATTTTTAACTCAGGGTCAGCATATGCCATCGAAGTTTGTGATGATGAATACTGTGCACCAACTTTGTTTTCAACTATTATTTCAGTTACCGTAATAACACCATTTTGGTTTTGAATAATACTTTTTAATTCTGATAGATATACATTCTGACCAAGTTGTCTTACTTGAGGGTTAAAGTAATCTCCAATTTTATTAACAACATCGGTAACAATTTGACCTGAGTTTTGAGACGCGTCTAATACAACAAAAACCTCCACAGCCAAATCTATAACTTCGGCAGAACCAACAACTACATAATCATTCATCATTCGATAGTTTGATAAATAAGTTGCAACATTTTGTCGTAAAGTATTTGATACGAGTGGTGTTAATTTTCCTGAAGTATCATAAGACAATAAGTTAATTTGTATTTTGTTATTGTTTTCAGTGATTGATACTTTTGCCGGTGCACCAAACTGACTTGGCATTGTTCTTAAAATTGCTTCGTAGTCATTTACAGTAACCGCTCTTTTTTGTGCTGCAAAGTTATATGTAACATAGTTTCTAACTTCTTCAACATTTGGCGCATTAGCACCTCCAATAGCCGCTATCGGGTTGGTACATCTTAATGAATTAATCACACTACTGTTGGTTTGTTGTGAAGGACCATTAACAAAGAATGATACCGTTCCAACTTGGTTAATAACATTAACCCCCAAGTTAGTTGCAAGTCCACCACCAACTCTATACTGAACAAATAAGGTCGTATTAGGAACTAATGTTGAACCTAATGAAAAGTTATTTGATAAAGTTTGTAGGTTAACTGGGACACCTAAATTGGTAAAGGCATTTAATTGGTCTTGTGCTGAGGTTGTTCCACCACCAAAGGTCATCTTACAGAAACCTTCAGGTGTAAATTCAGAAATGAATTTGTTATTAGTTTGTAGATACCTACCTACTTTAATACCCGGGTCGTCTGAAACTTTAGTTGGGTCTTCGATGAAGATTCTATCTTCAGCCAAAGCATCCACCTCATACCATCTATTCGCTAAACCTAAAAATTCCGCAGCTGTTGGTGTGTTTGTATAGTTTGTACCATTTTTCAATAATACACTTGTAATACCTAAAACATTCTTATCAGGTAAGAATAATTCATAGAACGGTTTTACATCGGCAGGTCCAATAACTTTTTTGAAAACTTTTGTTAATCCATTAACAACTTGTTCTCTTTTAGTAATCGTATAGTTAATCAAGTTTCCATTAGCGTCAAAGTTTGGAATCTTGAGTCTATTAGGAAATCCTTGTGAGTTGTATGGTGAAGCGAAATCAATCTCGTATTGGTTTTCAAAAACAATACCCGCACCAAAAACTTGGGACCCTCTGTTTAGAATACCCAAATATCTTTCATCTTCTTTGTCACCATATGCTGGTACAGTAATTGAGAAATCAACAACTGACACTGAAGGTCTTTGACCTGGAACTTTTAAACCATATGTTCTGGCAATGTTATAAATTGATGAACGTTGTTGTGCATATTGTAATACAGTTTCTTGTATGCTTCTATCAATATGGTAATGTAGGTTATCGGCAACCGCAGCATTCAAATCTAAGAATACTGAAAATACTGACGCGTCGTTGAAATCCTGTATTAATTCAGGATAATATGTTCTAACATAATTTTGTAACTCCAGTCTTATACTTTCGTAATCCCTTGAAGTGTATGAGATTTTATTATTTGCCATCTATTCTTAAATATTGATAATCACAAAATCACTTTGTGCAAATGCCGTATTATCTACTGCATAATCTATTTTAACTTTTGCGGTATATTCTGATGTTCCTTTACCAGGTACTTTATAAACGTATTCGTTAGATTGCATTGGTAAATTTTCTCCTCGGGCATATTCAACTTCAACTGTAGGGTCCGCAGGTTCAATTGAAATATTGTTTATAATTAGGTTCGGCATAAATTGACTAACCGCATCCCTTATGTCTGCCTCAATAGCATCAAAGGTTAAACCATCAAAAGGTTCAAAAATAAACTCATATATTCTAGTCCCAAAAGTTGGTAAGTAATACCTTGAACCCTTTCTTGTTAGAATCAAATGCAATAAATCTGAACGTATCTGATTATACTGCGTCTCTGTCAACAAAAGGTAATCACCCTGAGTTGAGTTTTCAAAAGGGAAATTCAATCCATATGTTAAACCTTCAGCCATTCTATACTAATATAAATTGTAATTATTTCTTATAAATACCTATAAAATAAAAAATCCCGACATAGTGTCGGGATTAGTGTCTCGATTAAGATGAACAACCAAAACATTCAAATTCACTATTCTCAGGTTTTGGTGGTAGATTCATATTCGAATAATCTACTTTTGGTGTTTCGGGTGTCGCAACCTTTGGTTTTTGAATTTTAGAAATGTCAACCGCCAAATGTTTAGCCCCCGTAGAAATCGCCTTTGTTCTTACATAGTAACACAAAGTTTTCAAACCTTTCCTCCAAGAGTGGAAATGTGATGATGTGATTTTTGATAGAGTTGGGTTACCCATATAAATGTTCATTGATTGTGATTGGTCAATAAACGGACCTCTATCAGCCGCCATATCAATCAACTCTCTTTGTGAAATTTCCCAAATGGTTTTATATTTTGGAATGAGGTGTTCGATTCTCTTAACCTTTTTGTTATAACTTTTCTCCTCAGGGTCCAAGTAATTGTTAAAGTTAATGTTTTGAATAGAACCTTCGTTCAAGATAATTTCATTCTTCAACTCTTCACACCAAATACCAATTTTTTCAAAATCACTAATAAGATACTTGTTTACAATCATAATCTCACCGCCAACAACTCTTCTATTAAAGATTGCCGAGTGAGCTGGTTCTGTCATTTCATATGAACCTGTAATCTTAGCCGAAGATGCTACAGGCATCTGAGCAGTAAACAATGAATTACAAACACCCCATTTTGCAACATCATCCTTTAATCCGTTCCAATCCCAAAATCCTGAAAGTTCTTCTTCTTTAAGACCCCACATATCAAACTGAAATACTCCTTGTGACATTGGTGAACCTTCAAAAAACTTATATGGCTGGTACTGACCTGTTCTACACAATTCATTACTTTCACTAATAGCAGCGTAATAGATTGTTTCAAAAATATCTTTATTTAATTGACGTGCTTCCTCTGACGTGAAAATATAATCTAACAAGTAGAATACGTCTGCCAAACCTTGAGTTCCAATTGCAATTGCTCTCTGTTCCATTCCACCTTTTCTACCTTGTTCAGTTGAATAGTTATTAATGTCAACAACTTTGTTTAGAGCTCTAACAACTTTTCTTGTTTCATCGTGAAGAAGTCTCAAATCAAACTTACCATCTTTAATGAAATTCTTAAGAACCATAGAAGACAAGGTACAAATTGCCGTTGTGTCCTCATCAGTGTATTGGTAAATCTCATTACACAAATTAGATTGTTTTACAACACCAATGTTTTGGTGATTTGTTTTGTTGTTTGCATTGTCTTTAGAAGACAAATATGGAACACCCGTCTCAATTTGTGACTCAACAATTTTAGACCAAATTGTTTGTGCCGATACTTTCTTACCCAAACCTAAAGCAACTGCTTTGTTGTAGTTGTCTTCATATTCTTGACCATAACATTCTTGTAATGGTTTGACACCCGCCTTTAGAATATCATTAGGACAGAACAAATACCAGTCACCATTTGTTTCAACCGCTCTCATAAAATTATCAGGAATCCAAAGAGCGGTAAATAAATCACGAGCTCTTAATTCTTCAGCACCTGTGTTCTTCTTGATTTCTAACAAATCAATAATGTCTTTGTGCCAAGGTTCAATATAAATTGCCGCGCTACCAGGTCTACGACCTTGTTGATTAAAATATCGTAATGATTCGTTAACAATCTTAAGATACTTTAATAGACCGCCTGCATATCCACCTGAAGAACTGATACGACTTTCTTTACTTCTAATGTTTGACATACACAAACCAATACCAGCAGCGTCTGAAGAGTATGTTGAGATGTCGTTTAACGTTCCTAACAAACCATCTCGTGAGTCGCTATTATTATAATGTAACACACAAGAAGCCAACTGAGGTGTTTTAGTTCCTGAGTTAATCATAATTGGTGTTGCTGGTGAGATTAACTGATTTGAAAGTGAGTTGTAGTATTCAACCGCTTCTTCAAATGTTCTTGTAACCCACAATGCAACTCTCATATACATATGTTGTGGTCTTTCTACAACTTTACCTTCAGGTGTTTTCAATAGATACATTTCTTGGAGAGACCTCCAAGCAAAATAATCAAAATTGTAATCATTCTCGTGTTTAATAACATCATCAATGTTCTTATCACCATACTTGTCAATAATCTTGATTAACGCATCATTAACCACACCACTGTTATTTAACATTCTCATAGTTTCTGAAAAACTATCAGAAGTCTCTTTGTGGTATGAAGAGATTGCAACTGAAGATGCAAGTCTTGAGTAATCGTGGTGACTACCTGTGTATGAGGCAGCAATCTCATAAACCAACTTATCAAGCTCTTTAGTTGTAATATTGCCTTCAGTTGGTACTGAAGTTATAACTTTAATGAAAATTTCATCAGAGTTTACATTGAGACCTTTAGCAGAACGTTTAATTCTTAGATATATCTTCTGAGGATTAAACGAAGCATCGTCTCCATTTCTTTTTTGGATTTTTAGTGACATCATAATTCTACAAATTTAATTAAAAATCGTCAGTAAACGAAATTGTTTCATTTAATTTAGCTTTTTGGTACTCCACAGTTCGTGATTCGAAGAAGTTACCTTTTGTTTCAACAGCAATCTGTTCCATAAATTTAAAAGGTTGTTCAACATTAAACTCCTTCTTACATCCTAATTTAACCAATAAACCATCAACAACAAACTCAAGATATTGTTTCATAAGATTTGAATTCATACCAATTAATGAAACAGGTAGTGATTCAGTAATAAACTCTTTTTCAATCTCAAGAGCCGACAATAAAATCTCTTTAATTCTTTTTTCACTTGGTTTGTTTTCTACGTGATTATTCAACAAGTGAATTGCGAAATCACAATGTAGGTTTTCGTCTTTAAAAATCAAAGCATTTGCATTACATAAACCTTGCATAATACCTCTTGATTTCAACCAAAAAATAGAACAAAATGAACCTGAAAAGAAAATACCTTCAACCGCCGCAAACGCAACAAGTCTTTCTTGGAAAGAAGCATTTTTAATCCAATTCAACGCCCAATTAGCCTTTTTCTGAACTGCAGGTAATCTATCAATAGCGTTGAAACACTCATCTTTTTCATCAGGACTTGATACGTATGTATCAATCAATAATGAATACATTAAGGAGTGAATGTTCTCCATCATAATTTGAAAACCGTAAAAGAATTTTGCTTCAGGGTACTGAACTTCTTTAATAAAGTTTTCCGCCAAGTTTTCATTTACGATTCCATCAGAAGCCGCAAAGAACGATAAAATATTTTTAATAAAGTATTGTTCATTCTCTGAAAGGTTCTCCCAATCTCGTATATCGTTTGACAAGTCAACTTCCTCAGCAGTCCAAAAAGCTGCTTGGTGTTGTTTGTAATACTCCCAAATATCATTATACTGAATTGGGAAAATAACAAATCTGTTAGGGTTTTCTATTAATATCTTTTCCATAATTTAAATTAAGCTTGTTTTTGTTGTTCTCTTTGTTTTCTCTTGTCCAAGAGTTCTTTAACTCTGTCTTTTCTCTTTTCTTCTTGTTGTTCTTCAAATCCTAAGAATGTTGTTGAAGACTCAGTGTCAATAATAATCAATTCATTATCGAACTTACAATTTTCAAACACAATACCGTCAGAACCAATTCTTGACTTTGTGATTGCAATTGTTGCTAATTTCATTTCTTTTTGTTGTAATGTCTTCGCAACTGATATAATCACGTGACCTACTTGTGCCTTCTTGATTGACCCACCCATTTGGTCTGTAGTTACAACTTCAGAAGATATTGATGAACGGTTACCTTGAGTTGCGGTCCAACCAGCAATATTCATTTCGTGACACATTGCCTCAAAGTGTCTCATAACCGAACCTTCAGCCTTCCACTCATCATTTCTAAGATTGTCAGGAACAACACAGTCAATGTAATCCAAAGTAACCATATCAATCTTAGTACCATCAGCAACCATCTTACGAATTTGATTTTTAATCTGATTCATAGTCATAGTATCTGAAGGTAACTTCTTCAATATTAGTTTGTTTGGCATTGAGTTCTGTACTTCTTGTACCTTTTCAATAACCTCATCTTTTCTTGTTGCGAGATTATCAGGTTCAATACCAGTCCAAATGGTAAAATGTTTTCTCTGAATAATTTTTGGGTTATCCTCGAAGAATATTTGAAGTACGTTGTATCCCATATTGAATGCACTGTTTGCAATTTTGGTAAGAATAGTTGTCTTACCAACACCTGTAGGTGCTAAGATAACACCAATTTCTCCTTTTGCCAAACCTCCTTTTAACAATCTGTCAATACCAGGTATTCCAATAGGAATTGGGTGTCTAAAATCATCATTTAAGACATCATCTAAACCAGAGAAAATTTCAATGACACCAGTCTCTCTTTCACCCACTTGTAAAGCTTGTCTAACCAAACCTTCAACTTTATCATACGATTCGAAGTCCCCCTCGTTGATAATCTTTTGGGCTTTATTCATTACCTTCTGTAACTCTTGTTGTTTACAGAATTTTAACGCCTTTTCTTGTACAAACACAGCACCTTCAAATGGTGCCTCTTGGACTTTTTTCAAAGTATCCAAGAGGATTTTTAATACCATTTCTACTGAAGTTTCCGCCTTAGCGATTTGTTCAAGAGTTTCAAAAGATGGTGTAGACTGGTATTTGGCATAATACTCTCTAACCATCGTAATGATAAGTTTAAAGTAATTGTTATCAAAATAGGTGGGCTCTATCACATCCACAATGGACTGTGCGAATTCTTTGTCTACGATAATTTGGTTGAGTAATTGTATTTGAAACGTGTTTCCTAGATATTCGAAATTCTTATTCATATAGAGCTTTAGAGTATTGATAAATATTACTTACTTAGGTCATAACCCGCGTAATTGTATGTTAAATTTTCAACGGAAAATAATTCTGTAAAGTTACGAAGAAATTCCTTCAGGAAAGGTCTAACATCGACAGTGTAACGGATTTTTGGTGGGAAAAGTTTTCCATCAAAAATTCTGTGAAGTAATACATTGTCACCCAATTTTAAGAAAATGTTAAAGTTTTCCGCATCGTCGGTGTTTGACGTATTTAGGATTTCAGGGTCTTCAGCAATCGCATCTTGATTGTCCATCATATACGTTACTGTTTTCATCTTCAAATCATATTGAAGGGTTTCTTGAACGTATTTTAACATCTCAAGTGTCTGTACTGAACGATGTGCACTTGGGTTATAATTACGAACATTAAAGAATCTTTGAACAACAATGTTGTCGTTCAATGTTAGGAGGAGCTCCAATTTAACTACTTGTTCTTCTTTCATAAAAAATTAATTAAGGGTTTGTTTGTGTTTTCTTTTTTCTTTTCTTGTTAGTTTCAATATTGGTTTGATAAAGTTTACAAATGAATCGTCATCTTTTGGAAGATACTTAAAGAACCCGTCATCATTCATCATCTGAATTATGTTTTTAGATGTACGACCTTCAGGGTCCAAAGACTCCTCATAAAATAACCTCACCATTTCCATTGCATCTTCAGAAATAATTGGGTTATGTAAGTCAACGATTTGTTTGTTGGTCTTATAAAAATGTTCACCAAATTCTCCATTTTTTGTAACACCATTTAAAATATTTTTCAATACTTTGTTGTCTTTGTTTTGTTCTTGTAAAAGTTTTGCCTTTGTTAAAATATCGTCAACAGAAACGGGTTTTTCAAGCACCTCAGGGAACAATTTTAGAAAGGTTTTTTCACCCAAACTGTAGATACCAAATATGTTGTCAGACTTATCACCTAACATAACTTTTGAAACAAAAATATTTTCGTGAGGTATCCATTCTTTTTCCAAACGGACTTTGTCTCCTTTTTGATAAAGGTATTTTTGAATGGGTGAGTAGATGGATACCTTCTCACTCAAAAGTTGCATATAATCTCTATCAGATGAAAAAATTGTTTTGGTCTCCGTATCAGAAATGATACAATAGTATGCAACCAAGTCATCAGCTTCGTTATTATCAATATCGATTTGTCTAACGAAACATTCTTCCAAGTATTGTTTTACTCGGTTCTTTTGGAAGTAATATGACTGAAGTTTTTCCTCAGTCATATTATTCTTCCGATTTAGTTTGTAATCAGGATATAGTTCACGTCTTTTGACTGAGTTGTTGTTACCGTCCCAAAAAACGATGACCTTGTCGTATTCGTTTTGTTCCAACTGTTTACGTAAGGTGTTGAGGAAGTGGAATACCCCTCCAATGTGATTTCCGTCAACATAAAACTCTCTGACTCCGTGGAATCCGATTTTAAATAAGTTATCTCCATCTACTAATAATGTTCTCACAAATTTGGGGTTTATGGTTAGTCCTCTTTTTCCTCACTCAAAGTGAAATCACCGTCTGTTCCGATTACTTCTTTCCAATAATCAGAGTATTCTTTTTTGTAACGCTCAATAGACGCTTTCTCTTCGGTAGTATCTTTTCCCGCCAAGAATCCGTGAGGTGTTACAATAATCTTACCATCTTCGTAACCCAAACCATTGATGTGATTTTTCATTACAGAAATCTTGGTACGAGAAGCAAACTTAACAGTTCTCTTGTCTTTAGTCGCTGTAATCTTAGTTGTACCAGCACCTTTTTGATTTCCAAATAAAAATACTAAAGAAGAGTTCAACCAAACAGATTCACCACCTTTAGCTTTAATTTTTGGTTGCCCAAAAGGATTATCAGGTAGTTCAACCCAAGGTTGATTTACTATAACTAAAGTATTTTCATATTTTGAATCAGATTTACGAGAACCTGAAATTCTTTGGTTAATACCCATACCAATCTTATCAGATAAGGTTGCTGCGTTATGTTGTTTACCCCCTTTACCTTCATAAGTCATTTTAGATGGAATAGAACCAATAGAGTCCCACAAGAAACATAAACTGTAATCCAATTCACCCTTTTCTTGTGCATCTAACAATTGATTAATATAATCAGTGATTTGTTCAATGTAATCAAAGTTATTGTTAAAGATAAAGAAACCATCCCAATCTAATTCTCCTGTCTCTGTATCGACAATCTCATCACACTGAAGACCCATAATTTTTGCGTGTTCAAAGCTCCACTTCTGTTCAGTAATAATGAACACAGGTAGAATTTCTTTTTTCTGAGCATCAACTGCAGTCTTAATCATAGCGGTTGTTTTACCAGTGTCTGAGTGACCTAAGAACATATTGATGTGTCCAATCGCAGGACCAGGTAAACCAACAGCATCCAAGAAGTCAGGACCACAGTCAAAAAACCTTTGGGGTTTGTATTTGGCTGAAGTAGAAAACTTCTTCTTTACTGAACTAAAATCATTTTTCTTGATTGCCATAATTGTATTTGTAAAACATTTGTAATGTTTGTAATTTATCACTAGCATTTGCAAGTTTTTCAATAAACTTGTCCATTTCTTCAATGTGTTGTGGGTGTTCACCAATCCCAACAGGATTTTCCATATACACCATCAAAGTTGCTTCTGCCTCAGCAATTTCACTCTCATATTTCTTGATAAGTGATTCATACATTTTTTCTCTGATTTTCATTTTTTTTTAAATTAAAAAGGACACTCTCAAAGACAGTTTGACCTTGAGAATGTCCTTCACATTATTATTAGAACGGCAAGTCCTCGTCAACTTGTGAACTTGCTTGTGGGTCTTCGTAGTTACTTGAAGATGAGCTACCTCCAAAAGATTCAGTGGCTTCTTCATCATTACTATAAACGTAACCACCTTTTTCAGAATCCCAACGTGGAACTTCACCTCGAGCAATCGCTTCCAAATATTCTACAGGTTTCTTAGAATATGCGTCTCTCCAAGTCAATTCATCTTCCAACCACTCTTTCATAACTTTTTTGTCTTCGTGAATCGGACAAGGGTCGTCATACATAATAGTTGAAACTGCGGTGTAGAAAGCACCTTTAGGAGTTTTTTGTTTGGTCAACTCAATGACAAGGTCACGTCCTTTTTCAGGGTCGGTGATGTCACCTTTGTTTCTCCAAATTGGAATAATTTTATCAAGGATACCGTCTTGTTTGTAGTTGTGTTTGAATCTCCAAAACTTAACACCGTCTTCAGGGTGGTCACGGTCAATAACTTTAACTACGTAGAACTTACGTGAGCGATATTGGTCCGCTAATTTCTTATCAGACTCTTTACCTGTTGAGATTAGTTCTTCGTAAACCTCAGTAAGTGGTGAACGTTCATTATCGTTCTTTCCTGGGTCATAGAACTTTTGCCATTTACCACCAACTTGAACTTCGTGGTACCAAGCTTCTTTGAATGGTGAACTTCCATCACCTGTGGGTAGAATACGGACTCTACGCTGTCCTGAATTTGATTTTTCATCTAGGAGAAGTGTGAAATACTTTTTCAATCTTTCCTCTGAACTCATTCCTCCTCCACCGGATTTGGATTGTTCGTACTGTGCTAATACTGCGTCAAGTGAACTCATAAAAATTAAATGTTAAAAAATTAGTGTTACAAATATAGGGTTTAAAAAATTACTAGTCAAATAAAATAAAAAGGGTCGTGTTACCACAACCCTAAATGTAATCAAGAAATCATAAAAGTCAAAAGTTATCTACTCTTAAATCCTCTAAATTCGTCTTCTTCGTCGTCATCAAATGTCTTCTTTATTTCAGCCGGATTTACATCTTCAACTTCATCCGATGTTAGAATATATTCGTGTTTACCTGATTTTTCAAAGTCTTCTTTCTTATCGTCAAAAAAATCTGATAGTTTTTGATTAAATGGTCCTGAATCTAAACTTCTTAGTTGTAATTTTTCTTGCGGTGTCTTTTCTCTGTATTTTTCAATTTTCGTTTCAATACTATTAAGTTTTTCTACTAAACCGTCCATTTCACTTAATTTTGTTTCTAAATTTTGGATGTATCCAAAAAGTTGTTCAAAATACTTATCTTGCTTAGAATCTATTTTTTCAGTAGTTTTAACAATATCAGTAACGTCTATCTCCTCAGTGTTTGAATCACCCTCAGCAGATTCTCCCTCATCATCAATCTTTGTAACCTCATCATCAGTTGCAACATCTATTTTTTCAGGAGTTACAGGGGCCGCCTCAGGAGCTGCAGCATCCGCAGGTGCCGGTGGTAATGCCGCCGCATCAAGAGCTGGTTCACCTGCCGCTTCAGGAGCAACAGGTAGTTCCTGTTCTGTGATATAATTGTTTATACTATGATATCTTTGTATTTCTTTTAGAATCTTTTTGTCAATACTCATTTTCTTAACCGTTTAAAAGTTGTTTTATACCGTGTGGAGTCTCTACTCTAACTCTTCTGTTAGCAGTGACATCGTGTCCTGCTCTTTCAATAAGGCCATCTCTTTCTCTAACGATATAACAATCGCCAGTGTCTAAGTCACAAACTTGCTTGGTTCCGTCACCATTATCCTTTGATGACATTCTTACATTTTTACCAAGATACTGATTTAACATATTATTTAGGTCCATAACCAATTTTTCTTATAAATATCTATAAAATTCAAATAATTTTATTGTGGGGTCGTACTAGGGGTTGGGCTTGGAGTACAAGTAGGTGGAATGTTGTTTATTATATTTTGATTGTTAGCTGTTGGTGTAGGTGTTGGTGTGATTTTAAACACAGGTATTGTACTAACAAGTCCAAGATTCTTCGCCAACCTATTACCTTCAATTAAGTTGAATGACAACTGTGTATCTGAGGTTAAATCAGTTCCTCTATTTGCTGGCCAGTTTTGTAGATAGAAAGTTTCAATAGATTTGTTTTGAATATCCCCGACTCTATTTATCAATCTATCTCTCATAAATAACATAAATTCTACAGGGTCAACAAAATTAGCAACAGGATATGAAAGTGGTAATCCATTTAGATTTTCAATATCCATACAAGAATATGTTGGTTCAAAATAAGTTCTTAACTCACCATAATTATAATCTAAAGTAATTCTTCCAAAGTTATTGTTTAAACCAATGAAGTTTTTACTGTCTTTGTTACCACTTGCAGCCCAAGATATTAAGAATATTATAAATCTTAAGTTTTGATATCTTTCAATCTCAATAGCATCTGTAGACGTTGTACTAACATTTTGAATTAACAAGTCATAGAATTGTTTTGCCGTTAACTTAGTTTGAGTTCCACTTACTGATGTATATCCAGCTTGTTTATAAGGTGTTTCCAATACTTTTGAGTCACAAGAATTTTGTGCGGATTGTTGTGTATTAGAATTTGTTGACACGTTTGCATTATTACCTTGGGTAGTTGTCGCATTGGTTCCCTTATCATCATCTTTCCTTTGAGTAACAGCGGTTATCAATTTACCAACCAAATTTTGATTAATACTTTGTAATAAGTTTTCTGTGTATGGATACGACAACACACTTTGTCTAACACCCGTAAATTTGGTTTCAAACTGACCAGGTGTAATAGTGTGCGTAACATCAGTAATTAAGTAAGAACCATTAAACATCGGTACGTGTCTAAGGTTGAAATACATTGTTGGTTGAATCATCGCATTACCTAAACCAACCACATCACATTGATATGACCTGTTCTGATAAATGTTATACAACGAGTTGTTTTGTGTTGCGGTATCTCTACCAGATGCTGCGTTGGCCATATTATTTATGGTCCACACAGATTCAGCGGTCGCCTTACCGTTATCTTGTGACACTGAAAAAGAATAAAATATATTTTGGTTTCTAACCCCAATGTCTACCGTAAATCCAACACATCTATTAGATAACGCCCAATCTGTTTTATTTGTTTGGTTTTCAACATTTGGGTTACCAACAGGATTTCTTAAGTCAAAAGTGTCGGTTCTAAATAAATAATTGTTAACACTCTTATCTGTAGTATCAATATACGATGATGGTCTATTGGCATAGAAACAAACTAATTTTGGTCCTGACCTTCTGTAGTCAACAGTTAGGTAAGTTCCCCACATTTCATTAGCAAAATCAATCGTGCTTGGTATATTAGGTACCGCGTTTAAAGTAGGTTCTTGTACATTATAAAAGTTAACATACGCAGGCATTGGCATTATCGTAAAGTGATTATCGGTCAAAATACCTGCTAAAAATACAAACACACCCATATTAAGGTTGATTGTGTCTTCACTGATAATTTGTTTTAACTTGAAAATATCCACAACAACCTTATCTCCAATATTTCTTGACGCTCTGTCAAGGAACAACATATCTTCAAATAAGGTGTATCGTTTGTAATCAGTACCCGCAATCCACTTATCATTCAATGCTTTGAATGCTTCATATAAATCTACTTTAGCTTGTTTTGAATCAAACTTACTCTGTATTGTTTTTTCAGGTAATTCACTAATTTCGGGTAATCCCTTTCTTACATTTATTAGTGTGTTATCTAAACCAACGTTTTTAAATGCGTTATATGTGTTCAAATATCCTTGGAGTTGACCTGTAAATTCAGTGATAGTTAAATTTGGATTTTCAAGTCTTTGGGTGGCATACATTCTAATAACTTGTGATAACTCTGTAATATTTGCAGACGTAAAGTTAATATTAGACTGAACAAAAAAGTCGGTTATGTAAGAACCATTATTATCGTAAATAAGTTCAGGTATTGTTGAAAACCCAACTTCAAGTTGTAGTGTTCTCCACGCGTCAGGGTTTGACGCTATAGAGTTCTGCAAACTAACCGTACCACCATTGGTTGGCAAATTGTTCTGATATGGTCCAAATTGTAACGGATTGATTACTTGAGATGTATTAGTAATATATCCGATATATGAGTCCACCGCTCTTCTGTTGTAACGAGTCGGGTTACCCATTCTCAATACAACGTCATATTCCATAATGTTTTGGATTTGAGCAATCGAATTACTGAATTGACTCTGTATTATTGTTTCAAATAAATCTTCAGATGTGGCGCTACTTAATGGTATTTGAACACTCATCAATGAACGCATCATCTTTTGGAAGTTTCTGTATGTTGTTTCCAAATCAGAAAACTGTTCAAATCCACCACCTACTGAAAGTGACGCACCAGGGTC